TCAGGCTCCCTTCTTCGCGGCGGCGAGGCCGAGCTCGTAGGCGGCGAGGAGGGCGTCCTTGAGGCCCCACACCGAGACCTCGTGGAAGTCGAGGGAGTCGCTCTTGCGCTCGGCGAGCGTCTCGATCTCGAGGATGTTCCGGGCGATCGCCTCGATCGCCTCGTCGCGCTTCTTCGTGGCGCGGTTCGTGTTGCGGGCCTTGCTGTCGTTGCTGTTCTTCATCGCGTTCTCCTTTGCCGCACCTCGGCGGCGCGTGGCACATGTGGCCATGACGTCGCGGCGTCAGCAAGCGCACGCGGGGCTCATTTCCCGATAGTTCCGACAATTCCCGCGAGGTCCCAGATGAAGCCGCCACGTGCGGCCACGGAGGCCTTCCATGACGGACCCTGAACATGGGAAATCAGCGCCAGCGCGGGTGAATCCCGCCGCGCTCGCCGTGGCCGACGCGGCGCGCCTCCTCGCGAAGGCGGGCGGCGAGCCCGTCACCGAGGCGATGATCACGGCCGACATCAACGACGGCGCGCCGACGAATCCCGACGGCACCGTGAACCTCGTGCACTACGCGGCGTGGCTCGCGCTCAAGACGAGGGAGGACGCCGGTGGCTGACGCACCGCGCTTCGATCCGCGCAGGCTCCGCCCAGGCGAGCTCTGCCGCATCCTCAACTCGACACCGCTCGGCGAGGTGACGAGCGAGCGCGTGCTGCAGCGCCACCGAAACCGCGCTGGCCTGCGCATCGACGACGGCACCGGCAAGGGCATCGACCTCTTCCGCTACGTCGCATGGCTCGCCGTGCGAAGGGAGCGCGGCGCGAAGCCGGAGCCAGCGGTGCCGTCCGGGCTCTCGGGCTACGAGCTCCACCGCGAGCGGGCGCGCCAGCGCAACGCGCAGCTCTCGCTCTCGGGCCGCGACATCGGCGAGCTCCCCGAGGTGGCCGACCCCGCGAGGAAGGCCGCGTGCCGATCCGACTTCCGCACCTTCTGCGAGCGGTACTTCCCGCAGACCTTCCGCCTGGCCTGGAGCGACGACCACCTCCGCGTCATCGGCCGCATCGAGAACGCCGTCCTCGAGGGCGGGCTCTTCGCGATGGCGATGCCCCGCGGCTCGGGCAAGACGAGTCTCTGCGAGACGGCCTGCCTCTGGTCGCTCCTCTACGGGCACCGGGAGTTCGTGGCGCTCATCGGCAGCGACGAGGAGCACGCCGCGAGCATGCTCGAGTCGATCAAGGCCGAGCTCGAGAACAACGACCTCCTCCTCGACGACTTCCCGGAGGTGTGCTTCCCGATCCGGTCGCTCGAGGGGATCCACCAGCGCGCTGGCGGCCAGCTTCAGATGGGCAAGCAGACGCACATCGGATGGACCGCGCGTGAGATCGTGCTGCCGTCCGTCGCAGGATCGCCCGCCTCGGGCGCCGTCGTTCGCGTCGGCGGGATCACCGGCCGCATCCGCGGCATGAAGCACAAGCGCCCCGACGGCGCGAGCATCCGTCCGTCGCTTGTCCTGATCGACGACCCGCAGACCGACGAGAGCGCACGCAGCCCGTCGCAGTGCGCCAACCGCGAGCGCATCCTCGCGGGCGCCGTGCTCGGCCTCGCAGGTCCCGGCCGCAAGATCGCCGGGCTGATGACGCTTACCGTCGTGCGGCAGGACGACCTGGCCGACCGCCTCCTCGACCGGGAGAAGCACCAGGAGTGGCAAGGCGAGCGGACGCGGATGGTCTACGCCTTTCCGACGAACCAGCCGCTGTGGGACCGCTACGCGAAGCTGCGTGCCGAGGGGCTCAAGAGCGGCTCGGGACTCCGCGACGCGACCGCCTTCTACCTCGAGCACCGCCGTGCGATGGACGAAGGATCGCGGGTCGCGTGGGAGGCGCGCTTCAACCACGACGAGGCGAGCGCCCTGCAGCACGCGATGAACCTCCGCCTCCAGGACGAGGCCGCGTTCCACGCCGAGTACCAGAACGACCCGCTGCCCGAGGCGACGGCGCTCGACGACGAGCTGCTCACGGCCGAGGCGATCGCGGCGAAGACCAACGGCATGCCTCGCGGCGAGCTGCCGATCGGCACCTCGCACCTGACCGCCTTCGTCGACGTGCAGGCGAAGTGCCTCTTCTGGTGCGTCGTCGCATGGGAGGACGACTTCAGCGGCACGGTCGTCGACTACGGCACGGAGCCCGACCAGAAGTTCCCCGCGGGCACCGCGTGGACGCTGCGCGACGTGAAGCGCACGCTCTCGGCGGCAAGCCCGCGCGCCGGGCTCGAGGGATCGCTCTACGCCGGGCTCGAGCGCGTCACCGAGCACCTCGTCGCCCGCGAGTGGCGGCGCGACGACGGCGCGATGGTGCGTGTCTCGCGGCTCCTGGTCGACGCGAACTGGGGCTCGTCGACGGATGTCGTCTACCAGTTCTGCCGCGAGACGAAGCACGCGGGCACTGTGATGCCGTCGCACGGGCGCTACGTCGGCGCGTCGAGCGTGCCGTTCAGCGACTACAAGCGCCGCCGCGGGGAGCGCGTCGGCCTCAACTGGCGCATCCCGACCGTCAGCGGCAAGCGCGCTGTGCGGCACGTGACCTTCGACACCAACTTCTGGAAGAGCTTCGTGCACGCCCGCCTCGCGGTGCCGCACGGCGACCCGGGATCGCTCTCGCTCTTCGGCCGTGACTCGCGTGCGCACGAGGTCTTCGCCGCGCACCTGACGAGCGAGTACCGCGTGAAGACCGAGGGGCGCGGCCGCGTGGTCGACGAGTGGAAGCTGCGCCTCGCAGGCGCGGACAACCACTGGCTCGACTGCCTCGTCGGCTGCGCGGTCGCGGCGAGCATGGAGGGATCGGTGCTCTTCGGCACGGACGCGAAGGTCGTCGCGAGGCCGCGCGTGAAGCTCTCGGCGATCCGCAAGGGAGGCCGGTGATGCCGCGGGAGAAGCGGACGGGGCTCGAGAAGGACGGCACGAAGCTCGGGCTGTCCTGCCGCGCCTGCGGCTGCCAGCACCTGCGGGTCGTCTACCTCCGTCGGCTTCCCAAGGGCCAGGTGCTCAGGAGGCGGGAGTGCAGGCACTGCGGCAGGCGGACATCGACGCGGGAGTCGGAGTCCTGATCGTTCGATTGATCGAAGGATCGTCTGGCCTGCGCGCGGATTGCCCGGTTTGCCACCCGCCCGGCGTCGGCACGGGGTGGATGCGATCCCTCAGAGCCGAACTTCCCAACACGCCGCTCGCCGCGAAGCTCGCGCTGGAGCTACGGCTCTGTCCTGGCATCGACCGCGAGGACGCGGTACAGGAAGCATGGCTCGCCGCGCTCGAAGGCCGCAATCCCGCGCGTGCGGTGAACACCTTTGCCCAGCGCGAGCGGCGACACCGCAGGCGCGAGACAGCGCTCGGAGTCGATGCGGGGCGAGCCTTCAGACTCTCCGATCTGCGAGCGGCACGCACCGCCGAACGTCGACACGCCAAACGCGAGGCGATTCTGTCGGCACGGGTGAAGCCCCATGCCTGACCCGACTCCCTCCATCACCGACGCCATCCGCGAGAACGCCCTCGGCCTGAAGAAGGCCTCAAACGACGCAGGCAGCGTCGAGCAGCATTCGATCCCCGACCAGATCGCGGCCGAGCGCTTCACCGCCTCAAAGGAGGCGATGTCCCGGCGGCACCGCGGCCTGCGTATCTCGCGCATCGTCCCGCCCGCGGCGGGAGGTCCGGCCTGATGGGCTGGCTTGCAGGCATCCTCGGGCGGAGCACCCGCCGCCCCGCAGCCCCGCGCCAGCTCCAGGTCCGCGCCCGCTACGACGCGGCGATCACGAACGACGCCAACCGCAAGCACTGGGCGAACGCCGACGGGCTGTCCGCCGACGCCGCTGCCACGCCGGAGGTGCGTCGGACCCTGCGCAATCGAGCACGGTACGAGTCGGCCAACAACAGCTACGCGGCAGGAATCGTCGCGACGCTTGCCAACGACGTCGTCGGCACCGGCCCGCGCCTCCAGGTGCTCACCGACGACCCCGACGCGAACAACGCAATCGAGCAGGCATTCAACGCGTGGGCGCGGTCGATCAACCTGGCCGACCGCCTGCGCACCATGCGCATGGCCCGCGCCCACTCGGGCGAGTGCTTCGCGAAGCTCGCCTCGAATCCGGTGGTCCCCGGTCCCGTCAAGCTCGACGTCGGGCTCATTGAGGCCGATCGCGTCGCCAGCCTCAACTACGGCGTGCTCGGCCCCTACGAAGTCGACGGCATCGTCTACGACGCCTCGGGGAACCCCGTGGCCTACCGCGTGCTTCGCGACCACCCCGGCGACCGGTCTGTGACGCTCGCATCGGATGTCTACGAAGCCTCGCGGATCGTTCACTACTTCATGCCTGCGAGACCCGAGCAGCACCGAGGCATCCCCGATCTTGTTCCAGCGCTCCCGCTCTTCGCGCAACTGAGGCGCTACACGATCGCGGTGCTCTCGGCCGCGGAGACCGCGGCGAACTTCGCGGGCACCGTCGAGACCGACGCACCAGCCAACGGAGAGGCCGACCCGGTCGAGCCAATGGACACGATCGAGCTCGAGGCGAACTCGCTGCTGACGCTTCCGGCAGGCTGGAAGATGTCGCAGGTCAAGCCCGAGCAGCCGACGACCTCCTACGGCGAGTTCAAGCGGGAGATCCTGAACGAGATCGCCCGCTGCCTGAACATGCCCTTCAACGTCGCGGCCGGAAACAGCTCGGGCTACAACTACGCAAGCGGGCGGCTCGACCACCAGACCTACTTCAAGGCGATCCGCATCGACCAGGCGCATATGGCCCGGACCGTGCTCGACCGCGTGCTCGCGGAGTGGTTCGACGAGGCGAAGCTCATCGAGTCTCTCGTCCCCCCGCGCGTGCGCGCGCTCGAGTCGCTGCCGCACCAGTGGTTCTGGGATGGCACCGAGCACGTCGACCCGGCGAAGGAGGCATCCGCGCAAGCGACGCGCCTCGCCAACCACACAACGACGCTCGCAAGCGAGTTCGCCAGGCAGGGCAAGGACTGGGAGGCCGAGCTGCGCCAGCGCGCGCGAGAGCTTGCGCTCATGGAGGAGCTCGGCATCACCGTGGCCCCGTCGGTACCTGCCGGAGACACCGCCCCCACGCGGAACGACCAGCCTGTCGATGGCCCCTCCGACGAGGACACGAATGACGACCAAGACGCCTGAAGCCCCGCACCCCGCGCGCCCCGTCGCGCTCGCGATGTCCGCGACGGTCGAGATGCTCGCCGCGGATTCCGCGCCCGACGCCGCCGCCGAACCTTCGGCTCCCACGCTCCGCCGGTTCGCGATGAGCGCCTACACCGGCGGCGCGATGACGCTCCGGGGCTGGCGTCACCCGACCGTGCTCGACCTCTCGGGCATCGCCTGGAGCTCCAAGCCACGGCCGATCCTGAAGGATCACAACCCGTCGCTCATCGTCGGCCACACCGACAGCGTGTCGGTCGTCGACGGCGTGCTCCGGGTCGCGGGAATCGTGAGCGGAGCCGGACCGGTCGCCCGCGAGATCGTCGAGGCGGGCATGAATGGATTCCCATGGCAGGCATCTGTCGGCGCCTACGCCACCGAGACCGAGCAGGTCCCGAAGGGGCGCACGGCGATCGCGAACGGCCGGACCTTCGAAGGTCCGGTCTCGATCGTGCGTCGGTCGGTACTGGGTGAGGTCAGCTTCGTCGCGCTGGGCGCCGACGACGACACGGAAGCACGCATCG